TGAAATTACACCTGACGCACTATTACTATAATTCCACCTGGTTCTATAATTAGGGGGGTCTGGCACTGTATTTTGACTTTTTATTTCAAACCATAAATAACCCTCTGCTGAAATATTTGACGCTGTATTCAGTTTAATAATCGCATATACACTGAGAACATCTTGAAATTTTAAATTTGCGGTTAGAAAATCAAATGGCAAAGTCCAATTTATTTTTTGAGTTCCTGCAACGAGTTTTTGAAATCCCCACGAATTATCAGACCCTGCTATTGGTGGTTCAGAACCATTAGCCCAAATTGCTTGTTCGGCAGGTGTTAAATCCGACCATATAATATCATACGTTTTTGATACATCTGGAACTATTTGATTTACATTAAGAGCCCTAAGCATTCCAGCGGAAAGACCACCACCACCGCTTGGGGTAATTTCAACATCATTGAGATATAATTTTTTAGTAGTTGTATTATCTCCAATTTTAACATCGTTGTCAAAGTCATACTCTGATGCTCCTTTAAATTGTGTTTTTGATGCTAATTGATTATCACAAATATAATCACTTGTAGTAATATCAACGCTTGTTTTAACATTATTATTTAAACCAACACGTCCAACCGTTAAATATCTTTGAACATCTTCAGTCCCTTGTAAATAAAAATCCTTATTCGTTAATATGTAGTCAGTGCTTTCTAATTTCATATTATTGTCAGACGATATAACCTGTGCAGCTCCAACTGTTAAAAAATTTTGATTATCATAAACTTGATAACTAAAAGCTGAATCTGTTTTCATTCCATTTGCCGTATTATCTGTAAAAGGTATCAATTTATCTGTAGTTGTTATACCATCACTATTGACCCATACATTTGGATTAGGAACTGGAATATTATCAATTTCTGTTTGTAATGTATCAATTTGCGTTTGTGTTGCTAAATTGATATTATCTACTTTGACAACTTTATTAATATTATCATAAAGAAAGTCTGGAGACTGGATAAGTGTATTAATTCCACCTGTTCCAAAGGGTATTCCCCCTAATTGCGATGTTTCGTCATTGCCATTGATATAAGCAAAATTACTCAATGGAAGAATATTGTCTATTTCATTTTGTAAATTTTGAATGTCAGTTTCATTTGCTAATTTTACATTTTTAGCATAAACATCATTATCAAAATCGTATCTATCAACACCACTGAATGATAATTTATTGTTAGCATTTTCTAATTTTGCGTCATTGCCGTCTGTTCCATATAAAAATATTTGACTTATTGATTGAGACATATATTATATAATATGAAATTAATAAATTAAACATAGAATACTTTAAAATTAAGGTCAATAGGATTTAACTGTCTATCACTTTCTAAAATATTATTCCATTGGTCTCTAAATTGTAAATCAACTTCGTCAATGATAAAACCACTTGAAAAAGTGTTCATACCGCGATTACTACCATTATTATAGTATGTTTGATAGACCCCATAGGCGGAATTAATACCAATACTCATAATTTCATTTGCTATGGTGCTTGATACGTTTCCCGGTGCTCCATCCATCAATTCTAAAATAGATTTAGTTGTTGCAAGTTTTCGAGAACATACATAAACTGTTGTTGCTCCATATAAATTTGGGGGCTGTGGTGTGATTGTGTTGGAAACGCCAATACGATAAACATTAGTTGATATATTAGCACCAAATAACCAAAGAAAATTATTTCCAATATTATTGGAATTTTCCCGAAATCCCTCTATATCGCAAAAATACTGAAAAACATTCGTGCTTGTAACAAATCTTTTTAATGTTGTTTGATAAACAATTGTGGTTCCTTGTAATCTGGTATCAATTGCTCGTATTACTCTTTCAAGTTCTGCGGCTAATTCGGTGGCATTGTAGTAACCAACATTCACAAAAACAGTATATTGAGCTACTGGCGGGCCAATACTTATGTCATAAATTGATAATTCAAATTTATTATTATATGATGCTACGTTATGAAAAACATTAGCAATATTTACATAATTCAAATCACATTTTACAACATTTGTTAAAGCACGAGATTGATTTAACTGCACAACACAATTTGTGTCTGGGTCATTAATATTAGTTCTCATTGAAGTATTGATACGTAAATTTACAACGTTGTAATTTTTGATATCAGCATCTACTCCTGAAAATGAATCCATATTATTATATAATATAGATTTATATTAATTATTACTTTTTGAAAGAGTTAATGTCTATTACATCTAATAAACATTTTCTAAATCTTGTTTGTTCTGGTTCTTTTCTGGATATGTGTATAAATGGATGTGAATATTTTTCATCTTTCGACCAACAAAACCCGAGAATGTCTCCAAATTCTTTTTTGGTTAGACTTGGTGGAGTGAAAGTATCACATAATGCTTCTTTATCTTGAACGTTTCCCGAAAAACAAAATATATTGGTAGCATTTTGACGACATATTTTTGGCAGTGAAAAATAGTATTGTGATAATACAAAAACACTACAATTTATTTGACGAGGGCGAGAACATAAACTTTTAAATGTATCACTTTTGACAATATCACAATCAATAATATCGTCTAAAATTATAAATATTCTTGGCACTTTCGCCCAATCACCATTACTATTTTTTACCATTTCTTTTTGTTTTCGTATAACTGATTTAAGATGTTTTTCACTTGGGTTATGTTTCACATGGTTTTTTGGTATAACTTTATCATCAATTAATTTCTGTAAAATATCGTCATTAGAGTTTGTAAAAACAAATATTTCATCCCAATATGGGCGTCCGGAACTGTCTTTTCCATACATCGAATGATTTAATAACATATTACACAAAAATACTGTCTTACCACTACCAATGCTACCAATCACCATATTAATTGATGGGTGTTTAGGTATAATACCTTTCATCATTGTTGGACGTTGATATGTTTCATTTTTAGTTGATTTGATTTCAACAATGTCTAAACCATTAAATTTTGGTTGTTCTTTTTTTGGCATCATTGGTGGTCTTGGTGGGGGTGGTTTAATATCTGCTTTAAAATCATCATCACTGTCGCTTCCGGATGACGATAAATCACTGTCGCTATCTTTTACTTTTTTGGCAGTTAAATCAATTTTAGATAATTGCTTCATTTTATGTTTATTGACTTTTTTGTCAGTTTTTTGCTGTGCTAATGACATCCACGGGTCGTGTAATTCAAGATGCCCTTCTTTATTAGGTTTAGCAATTCTTGTTGATTTTAAATATTTTGGTTTTCGATTCATATATATTATATGAGTAGAAAATGATATATAAGTATTGTTGATTTCTCAGGTATAGAAGAGTTGATTTGTGTCGGGATGAATTATTACACTTGAATTTTGTAATGGGTCATCAATTGGTGGCATTATCATATCATTTGGATAATAACTCTCTAAACCGTGAGAAGCAGATAATGCGTTATGTTTCTTTGGTCTATCACTATATTTTGGAAGCAATTTATCAAATTCTTTTTCATTAACTAATACATTACGATTTTTATCAGTAGAAGCCGCAAAACCGATTGGTGTTGAAGGTTGCATAAGTGCCATTATTTTATCATTTGGCACGTATTGAGGTTTAGTAAATAAATTTTCACATCGTTTCGCCATATTTGGTTTGTAATATTCTTGAACTGGAATTTTTGCGACAAGTTTAAATGTTTTTCCATATCTTAAATTATACTCAATATCGTCAATTCTTTGAAATGGTGATAAATCTGCTAATGCTGAATTGTTAGTGGCTCCTCTTCCTTTCCAGTTAAAATTAGCAAATCTCTCTAATGATTTTTGACGTTCAGTTTTTGGGGGTAAAACTTCATCTGCTTTCGCTAATTCTGTATATGGTGCTAAACCAATTTGACGAATATCTCCAATAGATTTATCTCCTGATATAGTTGCAGGAACATTAGCAACAACTGCTTGCGGTTGTGCGGGTGCTGGTTGTTTAGAACCTCCTAAAATATTAGATATTTTAGGTGGTA